TGCTGCTAATTGGCAGTTTTATGAGAATGAAGTTAAAAAGTCATCCATGAGACACAGATTGTTGATTGTGGCTGATATTATTAAGAATGAGATATCAGAACATCATCCGGAAGAAATGGTTGAAAAGATAGAATCAGAGATTGCAAGTATGGCGAGAGATTTTGAAGTTAAGAGCAATCATACTTTTAAAGATTCTATGCCAGCATTTCTGGAAGAGCTTGAAAAACGCTATGAGATGAAAGGAACAATACCCGGAATCAGTACAGGGCTTCCAAGGTTGGATGATTATATCCTGGGATTTCAAAAGAAATTCTTATATTACATTGGAGCCAGGCCATCCGGGGGGAAGTCTGCAATACTTCTAAATATGGCTTTACATGCAATGATCCGTGAGAATAAGAGAGTTGGTATAATATCTGCTGAAAGTTCCCTTACAGAGATCCTTACGCGTTCTTTCGGTCAAGAAGGTAAAATGAACACTATGAGCCTTTTAACTGGTAATTATGATAAAAGATTCTTTGGAGAGTTTAGTAATCTATTGGATCTGTTTTCAAACAGAGAAGGTTTTGTATGTGATGAGCCTAATATATCTTTACAGGTTCTTAAGCGAGCAGCCCGGAAAATGGTTCGGATAGATAAGTGTGATATTCTTTTCATAGATTATGTGCAGCTGATCAGTAATAAAGAATTTGATAATGTCCGGGACCGGGTATCAGAAACCAGTATGGCTTTAAAAGCTTTAGCCAGGGAACTGAATATTCCAATAGTATCAGCAGCACAACTCCGGAGGGATACGGAAAAGAAACGGCCAACTATGGCAGATTTCGCTGATTCTTCCCAGATTGAGAAAGATGCTGATATTGCAATCATGATTTATCATAAGGATGCAACAAAAACAGAAAAAGAGAAAAGTTTCTTATGTGTAGAGAAAGCTAGAGATGGAAAGACAGGAGATATTCCAGTTTTCTTTAAGAAGGAATATGTAAAATTTCATGAGAGAGAGAAAGACGATGAAGGGTTTAAGTGGTGATATGAATAAAGAAAGTTATCAAGAATATTTAAAAATAGCTCACTGGAAAAGCACCAGAGCAATTAAACTTTTTAAAGTAAGTTATAAATGTGAGAATTGCGGAAGCGGGAGAAGGCTTCAAGTTCATCATAAAAATTATGATCATTTATACAATGAATTAATGAGTGATTTAAAAGTGGTGTGTGATTTTTGTCACGATAAAATAGAGCATACTCCTACTGGTGAATGTAATAGTTATTATCAGCTTGTGGCTGGGCTGGCAGAGAGTAAGCGGTTTAATAAAGAAATATTTAAAAGTAGACCAGGTAAGTTGGATAAGGAATTTTTAAATCAATTTTTAAGGAAGGGATGATGGAAAAAGAAATGACAAGCGCAGAATCAATCAAAGCAGTATTTGATCCTATGACAGAGATGCTGGACCGGCTGGAACCGGAATTCCAGAAGGTAGTTGGAATGGAACAGAGCCCGGAGGCTGCAGACGAGGCTTCAGCACTTCTCAAGCAGATTGTGAAGGTCCGAACAACCGCGGATAAGAAACGAAAAGAACAGAAGGATTATTTTCTCCAGGCAGGGAGAGCAATAGACGGAGCCTATAATATTCTCAAAAGCAAACTTACTCCCAAGGAAGAAAAACTCAAAGATATAAAGCTCTTTGAAGAACGAGCAGAAGAAGTCCGGATTGCAGAGCTGAAGGAATCCAGGGAAGCAGAGCTTGAGAAATATGACTTTGACGGTACAACTATGGCACTGGGAACAATGCAGGATGAAGTATGGACCCAATTACTTGCTGGCACAAAGAGCAATTATGAGAATGTTCTTCTTGCAGAGCAGAAGGTTAAAGAGGATCAGGAAGAAGAAGATAGAAAATGGGCCGTAAGAGATGCAAGGCTCAAGAAGTTGTTTGATATTGGATTAACTTTCAATGGTGATAGCCTGGTTTATAAGGATATTAAGGTTCATCAGGATGAGGTGTTATCCTTAAATGATGAAAAGTTTGATAAGAGATGTACAGAAATATTTGAGCAGAAAAAAACTATTGATGCTGAGAGTGTTCTTTATACCGAGCGTAAAACAGCAATGCAGGGTTATGTAAAATATGGAGTCCTGGACCGGATAACTCTTGGAATGTCTCTGGAAGAATATACAGAGCTTAAGGCTGAGATGATCAAAACCAAACGAGAGTCTGAAGCCCACCAGAAGAAGCTGGATGATGATGCTGCAGAGCTTAAAAAGGTTAATGACCAGCGGATCAAAGATGCTGAAGAACGCCAGAAGAAAGAAGCCCAGGAATTAGAGGACCGGAAGGAGGCCGCTGCAGCTCCACAGAAAGTTAAACTTATGAGGATTGCAAAAGATATTTATGATCAGAGAGGTGAATTTACAAATGGTAAAGCTATTAATGCTATGAAACAGTGTGTTGATATTCTTAAAACAGCAGCGGAATTAATGTAATGGAATATTTTGGGAATACGTACAATGAGGTTTATGCACCTACTCGACTGCAGACAGATCCGGTCGGGTATATTGGATTGCCGAAAAAGGAAAAAGCAGCACCGAAGAAAGTAAAAAAGAAAAAGAAGGTTATTAAGGAGGATTTCCCGCAGAGTAAAGTCGTTTATATATTCGATCTTGAGTGTAAATATGTGGGGGAATTTGAATCTATGATAAAGGCTGGTGACTATTTTGGAGTATGTCCATCGTCAATATCTAAGAGATGCAGGGATCAGATAAAAGACAGTATAAAAGAGCATTATTTTTCTATGAATAGAAAACCATCATGGGAAGGCCACCCAGAAAGAAAAGAAAAGCCCTATGAAAACCTGGGGAGTCCTGTTTATAGATTTGACAGTGAAGGCCGATTTATAGAAACGTATTCAACACGAAAAGATTTGAGCAGAGATTTAGGGATATCATTATCTACAATAGCTCAAATGGTAAACCATAACAACAAAAACAAGACTGGCAGATTGAGCAACCAACGGAATCCAGAATGGGAGTTGAAATGAGAGAACGTGAACTGGTAGATAAATTACATGCAGCTATTGACCAGAAATACGCAGAGAACGAATGGAAGGGAACATGGAGAAATCTAACCAATGAACAATGCAGGGGATTGATGTTTAAAGAGATCAATGAGCTTTTCACATCTATTGAAGATGGAGATTTTGAAAATGCTATTCTTGAAGCTGCTGATATTGCTCTATTCTGTGTTTTCTTCGCAGATCCGGAAAGAGTAAAGACCATATTGAAACTTGTTAAAGTTCTTGACAAAGACTGCGCACGTGATATACTAGAGATAGAGGTATAATTATGGGTAAACCAAAGAATTATGAGAGCACAAACATGGCTCTAAGAATGGATATAGATCTAAAAAAGAAACTGGAGCGTATTTCCAAGAAAGAACGGCGATCTATGACCAGCATGATTGAGATATTGATTGACCAGTATCCAGAGAAGAAATAAAAAGTACCAGCAGGGAACACTGAGACAATGTGTGAAGCCTAAGAGGTTCAAACCCTCGTGCTGGTAAAAACGAATGTAGGTGAGTTTTTGGAGGATACAATGAGTGATAAAATCATACAAGCGTGGAATGATGGACAATCTATAGAGATATGGATAAATGTCGCAGACTATTGGCAATCGTATACAAAATCAGACTTTCATAATCTCCCTTTGGTAAAATGTGACGATGGATGGGATATTGGGGGTGAATATTTTTATTACGACATGAGAATACCCAAGGAACTAACAGCACATCAGGAGAGGATTGCCGATCTTGAGAACATAATCAAAAACAAATCAGGAATCATGGATGACTGGCAGGAAGAGATTGCAGCTCTGGTGGGTGAAAATGAAGAACTCAAGGCAGAGAATAAGAAGCTGGGAGAAAAGCTGGAAGAATGCTATTTAGAGAATGTGTAAAGGATGGTGAGTGATGGATGAAACAACAATTACAGAATTAGCTATGGAATCCCGGCATGAATTACAGGATAGAATAGTTAAGCTTGAGGCAGAGAATAAGAAGCTGAGGACGTGTGGTGTTTGCAAACATGCCCAGTCTACAAGTTTTGATCATTTGCGATGTTACGGCAGAGGAACACCATATGAGCCTGTTGGGAGACTATTTGCATGTAATAATTTTAAAGCCCTAAAGGACGATGAGTGATGAGCCAAACAATAAAGTGTCCTAAATGTGGTAGTGTCTATCATAAATCTTTATATGATTATTATTACATACGATGTACAGAGCAGGGCTGTGGTACATTCTTTGATAAAAAAACAGGTGATGTCTTGCCTACTAATGAAAAAGGTCAAATTATCTGTGATAAGGAGACAACTGATGAATGAATTAAAAGCATGTCCGTTTTGTGGAAGTGATGCGGAATTCCAGAATCCAAATCCAGAGCCGACAAATGCCGCTTCGTCCGAATACTATGTAGAGTGCTTAGGATGTGGTGCAACATCAGGAACATATGATTTTATGGATGAGGCTGTCAAAGCATGGAACACCCGAACACCTGAATGGATAAGTGTTGATGATCGGTTGCCGGAACTGAATCAAGACGGGAATCAATTCTACTGTACATTAGAGAATATTACTGGGACATGGGTCGAAGTATTAACATGGTACAATCCTTTAGATGAAGGATTTGAAGCTGTAACAGAAGATGAAAAACCTTTTTTCATGCTTCAGGGTGATTATGAAAATACAAGTACAAAAATAACCGCTTGGATGCTATATATAATCCCGGAACCATTCGTGAATGATCGGAATAAACAGAATAAAACCAGCCTCTTTGAAGATTTGGGAGCTGCATTAAATCCGAATATAGTTCAAACGGCTAAACCAGCCCCTCCGGAGGTATCAGGATGAATATTGATTTTATCAAGTGGATGGTTGAGAAGGCCGAAGGGTTTGAAATAGAGGAATATTTTCACAATGAAGAAAAACATTATTATCTTCACACTCCTTTTGTGGCAGGGTATAATCTAAGATTTTTAGACACTCAACCGCAAGAGTTTCATAATTCTATTATGTCCTTACTCCTTCAAAGAGCTATTGAGAGTGTGAATCGGGAATACTGGCATAATAATAAACAGTTTAGGATTCAACAAGATCACTTAGGTTGTCAGGTTTTTGATAAGTGGGGCGAACAGCAGACAACATATGGGTTATCCAAGAGTCCTGATAGAGCCAAAGAAGCCGCCCTGGAATATGTATGGGAGCAAACAAAATGAACCCACTAAAACTAATCTGTATAATATCAGTAATCATATCCGCAGTGGTAGTTGTAACCTTAGTGATTGTTTATATAGTAGGGAGATGGAAAGGGAGGAGAGAGTGAAGGGATACATATTAAGAATAGCTGCTTATATATTGGGGTTGAACTTAAAACCTCGACCGGTATCTGGAAATGAAGGTAAGAGCGAATATGCTATAGTAGTATGCAGCTGTCATCCTTTAGACAGTATCACATGGCATTGGGCACTCTATGCGAATAAACCAAAATCAATTAAATGGTTACTTCATCCTGGTTTACATTTCAGATCACAGAAGATCATGAGAACAGGAGCCTAAAGATGCCAACACAGATTGATTGCCCTGAGTGTGAGGGAACAGGCGAAACAGATTGTCCTCATGAATCACATTGGATTGATTCTATGTCAGCCTGTTATGATTGTATAGATGGTTTGATTGACTGTCCTGATTGTGATCAAGGCAAAATAACAGTATACACAGAATCCGAGATGCAGGAGCAGAGAGACCTTATTTTGTATTATGAGAATTTTATCTGTAATACTATGAGAATTGCGTCGGACATAGTGGAGGATGAGAGGGAAGCTTTAAGAGAATTATACATAAAGGAAAGTGACCGAACACGTAAAGAGGCTGATGATATGGACCCTGGCATGATAGGAAGTAGGAATCAGTTATATGGTCAATCTACAGCATTTTATCTGAGCGCAGAAGCCATAAGATCCAGAGGAGAATAAAAAGATATGAAATGTGAAGGATGTAAGAAACAATTAAAAGCAAGTAACTGTCAGACATGTTTTATGGAAGCAGGGAAGCTCCAGGATAAACTAATGAACAGTACTCAAAAGCTTCAAAAGAAATACAAAGCTGTAAAAGAAGAGAAGAACCTGGCTGTAAAAGAAATCTACAGAATAGGTTTAATAGTTGCCGATACTCCCAGGGACTCATTATCTTTTAGATTAAGAAACTTTTACGGGATATAGGGATGGTAAATTTAATTGATTTTGATGGAACTGAAACAAACTTGAGAGAGATTGCCACAATGAATAATCAGCGCATTAAAGCTCAACAGCAACAGCGCATGACAGCAAATGCAGTGCAGCAACGCCAGAAAGAATATTTAACTGATTTAGCATCAATAGAGAAACTGAAAGCTTTTAGTCAGATGCCTCATGGTATCTTTGAAGATGTACCAGTCAGAAAGGTAAATTATATACTTGCAACAGAACGTGAAATAGTAAAAAATGCTCATGAAGTATTAACCAGATATGATGATGATGAAGAGCTTATATTTAATAAGCTTATGGAAATGACTTATGAAGATATGTGCAATGGCGCACTGGAGGAGTTATGATATTAAGGAATGAATGGGTAATGATATTTGGTAGATTTTACCATTTCTGTGTTGTAAGGGAGAAGCGAGTTACTAATTTTTATACAGATGGAAAACTTACTGATACTAACAAAGATGCCTCTAATGTTTTATTAATACTATCTGCGGTAATGATAAGTTTGTCGTTAATTTTCCGGGGATTAGTATTAATGGGGGTATTTAAATAAATTATGAATATAACATTAAGAGAGATGAAAAAACTTTTAAGAGTAGAAGTCCCGGAATGGCAACTATATGCCCTGGACCAGATAGAAGGATTAACAGAAGATGAAATGGCAGAGAAGATGAACACTTTTGGACAGTGTGAGCATAGTGTTTATGTAAAGGATTAGCAACTATGATATTTATATTAATACTATTAGGTATAGTTATCTGGTCTATTATGAAAGTTGTTGATAATTATCCGGGGAGGAAGAATGACAGAAGATCAGATGAAATATCTATTACCGAAACTTAAGTGGTTATTAGTAGGGATAGCTGTTGCATTGACTTTAATAATGGGGCTCTGGTGGATGGGTTGTGCAATGGATGGAAAAGGCAGTCCTGCATGGTGGACTTATATTGGATTATTATGTATTCCAGGAGCAATCTTTCTTCCTAATAAGGATGATGCTTCCAGGTTTGTTGTGCTATTCAGGGATAAGCCATGAGTAACTACGGTATAGATCTATCAGAAGAAGAACTGGAAGCTGTTGAAGAGGCTCTGGAAATTGAGGAGGATGAGGAAGATGAGAGAGATTAGATTTAGAGCAAGAATGAATGGTCATGATAAAGGTCATGGAGGTATCTTTGTATATATGAGAGGATTGGATGGAGTTTGGTTTTCCAAAAATGGCAGATATTACGGTGAACTAATTCCCGGCTCTGAAGAGCAATACACTGGAAGAAGTGATGGTAAGGGTCAGAAATGTTATGCAGGGGATATTGTTGCTGCTGCTGGTTGGGATGGTTGGATAATTGTATGGCATAATGACGGGTGGATGATACAACAAGGCGTTATAGATAATTTCCAAAAAATCCCAGAACATTTTAATATTTACAACAACATTCACGAGGATACAAATGCCTAGAAAGTCTGAAGTATCTCTTCATCCCGATAAAGCCAAGATTGATAAAGCACTTATCAAGGGTCAGTCTTACCGAACTATAGCGAAGCAATTTGGACTTTCGCAAGCTTCATTACAAAGATATATGACCGGGAAGCTTATTCCACAGGTATCTAAAGCCCAGGCAACACGAGAATTACAAGGCGGTTCTGATCTTTTGGACCGGTTGGAATCATATATCCGTATTGCTGATAAGATGATAAAGGCTGCTGAAGAGTATCTACAAGATCCTGATGATCCTGATAAACTGCATCTTGGTCCAAGAGCTGATGAAGTTAAGATTACTTATATTGAAAGAGAAGGTGATAAGTCCTGGAAGCGGAAGAGTACTTTGCAACAACTCATTAAAGAACTGGAAGATAAGGCATCCGGGGAAGACCGGTCTATGCACACAATAACCCTGGAAACACGGCAGGAAGATCCACGAAGAACCATTCTTAATGCTGCTAATACACTCTCCAAACAGCTTGAACTGTTCGCACGTATTCACGGAGATATCAAGAATGTATCCCTGAATTTAACCCTGCAGCCAGCTTTCAATACATTAGTTCAGAATCTCATAGACATTACAGTTGCACATCCGGAAACCAGGAGGGAAATTGTTAACGCAGTCAAGCTTATTAGATCAAATGATTGATGCTCTATCTTCTGCATTAGATCCATCGGCTTATATTGCCAGCATAGCGGAAACTCCGTTTGATTGGCAGCATGAATCCCTGGACCCCGGAGTAAAGCGAATGATGCTACTCTGCGCCAGACAGTCAGGTAAATCCACAGTTGTTGCTGGCAAGGCAACCAACAAAGCAAAGTACAATGCCAGGTCACTTAATATAATCACCTCTCCCACTGAAAAACAGTCACAGGAGACAATGAAGAAGGTTAATGACTACATTGCAGCAGATCCGGAGCTTAACAGCCTCTTGCGTAAGGATAGTGCTTTTGAGAAGGAGTTTGGAAATGGTTCAAGAATCATTGCACTTCCGGGAACTGAGAAGAGTGTAAGAGGTTATTCCGGACCAAAGACTATTATCCTGGATGAAGCAGCTCAGATGGAAGATGCAACATATAAAGCTATCAGGCCAATGTTGACTGGAAACAAAGAAGGGGAGCTTATTTTACTTTCTACTCCATTCGGGAAAAGGGGATTTTTTTACAATGAATGGACCAAGAATCCGATCTGGAAAAAAATACTTGTGAAGCCCAGATGGGATCTGGTTGATGATAAGTTTGTTGAGACAATGCCTGAGAAGAAGTTTGTGGATTACTGGAGAGAGAAAGGTGTATCAGCTTATTATTCTCCCCGGCATGAGATAGACTGGCTGTATGAAGAATTACTGTCAATCGGTCCTATTGGGGTACGCCGGGAATACGGTTGTGAATTCATGGATGACCAGGAGAGCATGTTTTCAATGTCACTAATTGAGTCAGCAATGACAGATGATATTACAGCGCATTACGAAGCAGGAGAAGTACAATCAGCCGCGGTAAAGGTTGTGGATTTTTTTGATGATTTATGGGGGAAATGATGGATGAAGGTATTTCAGGGGGTGGAGTTGTGAAAATGCAAGAACATGAAAAAGATTGTCTACAGGCATGTCTTACAGAAATATTAAATATTCCTTATAGTGAAGTACCGGAATTTTATAAATATATGAAAGATGATGGTATTAATAATACCTACATACAGGAGTATGATAAGTGGTTAGAAAGTTTGGGGTATGCAAGGATAATGTTTGATATAGAATGGGAGAATGGGACAATTAAATATCCAGTTCATATATCACAAACAAACTATAGGGCTATTGGGATTCTTCATAAAAAGGGTAGAGATTATGAGCATGCGATTGTACTTGAACGTGAAGGGAGTCAATATAATTATCATGATCCTAAAAGTGATTCAGATTATAAGATAGAAGATCTTATACAAATAGAATTTATTTATAAAATATGAAGGTATTTATAGATAAGGAGATTGAGAGATTATGACCTACATTGAAATAAGAGCCAGGGGGAAATGATGACAGATAAAGAAATGATCAAAGACATAAAAGAGTTCCAAGGGGAACATGAGAAAGCCGAGAAAGGAATGTGCTTCCAGATAGCATGTCAGTATCAATGTAATATAGACTGGTTATTGGAATATGTTGAAGATATGTCATTACCAGTTTCTCCAGGGACGAGGCAGATAGCATCCTTAAAGAAAGAAGTAGAGAAGTGGAAATATCTTCATGAAAGTGAACAAGCCAATAATGGATATGCACATGAAGAGCTTAGAAAGATGCAAGAGAAGTATGAGCCTGAACCAGATTGGAATGAGGATGATATGGGAGATCCGGAACCTTTAAGTATCATACAGCGATTTTGGAAACGAATAGGAGTGGTAAAGTGAAATACGTTCTTGGACTTGATCTTGGATCAGAAGTAGATCCTGCAGCAATAACAATATTAAAACGGGTTGAGAAGTTCCAGGAGCGTGATAAAAGAATACCTTCCCATGGTGTACAGACAGAGAAGCGCAAAGTCATCAATGAGCTGCATATGGTGTATATCAAGGAAATTCCCCTGCATACTGAGTATCCTATTATTGTTCAGAAAGTATCTGAGATGATGAACAATCCCGAATGGGTAGGACAGATCCACTGTGTTGTTGACCGGACCGGAGTAGGTATCCCTGTTACGCAGTTAATGACTAATGCGAATATTCCATACATCGGAGTAATGATAACCGGCGGCAAACAGGCCAATGCTACAAAGGATCATTACAATGTTCCAAAGGTAGATATCATCACAGCTCTTCTGGTAGCAATGCAGGTTAAGCGGTTCAAAATGCCCAAGATCAATTCAGTATCAGAAGCTATGCGGAAAGACCTGTCCCGGTTCAATGACGAGCTGGCAGGGTTTAAGATGAAAGTCAACAACCGTACCAAAATGATAGCCTATGAAGCCGACACAGAGAAGCTGCATGATGATTTAGTTATTTCCACAGCTCTTGCAGTATGGTGGATGAACGAGGTTTATGGTGATTCTCCAGTATCCTCAATCAGTCAGGGCGGCGACACATACCCCGATTATGAGAAAGAAAAGAAAAAATTACCCAAAACATAAAGAAAAGTGCTTGACATGTGCTATATTGTGTATTAGTATTGATATTATCACATGGTTGAGGGAGTTTATATGGATTTAACAAAAGGTATGGAATGTCCGAGTTGTGGAATTAAGAGTTCTTTTATGGGTGGTTCTTTTGGGGGCGGTATCAATACTACTAATTTTAAATGTGAATGCGGATTTACTGCATTTATAGTTATTACAAAAGATGAGTTTGAATACGGTGTGTATGCTGAAAATAAAGACAAAATTAAAGCCAATCCATATAAAGATATTGAGAAAGATAAACTGATTATCAAGAAGCATTACTTCGAAGAAGCTTTAGAACATGCTACTGGACATATTTACTCAGAACTGGGAAAACATATTTCTTTTATAAAGGATCTTATCAAATAATGTACGATCCCTGGGACATAGTAGAACCAAGCAAGCTGGAAACAGAGCTGCACATATTATCCGGGGATAACTGGAAGATAGATGATGCACACATGATTATCCAGGCTTCCGGATATTTGAAAGGTATTGACCAGGATCGCAACGGAGAGCGCAGATTATATATTGATGGAAGGTGGCAAAAAGTAGAGGCTATCAGAACTGGATTTCCAGATATAAATAAGATAAATGATGTTCAGAAAGGGACAGTAGAAAAGTTTATTGATGGTGAATGGAGGAAGGTATGAACAAATATCCAACAAGTAGTTTAATACTCATGGGGATTGTAGGCTTTATTGCAGCAATGTTCTTTCTCCTGGCTCCATTGCATGAATTCTGGCATGTATTGTTTTCACTGTTACATGGCTATGTTCCCTCTTCAGTTACATGGACAACTGTAACTTCAGCGGATACTAGTATTTCAATGTCCCTGGCTGGAGGTTTCGGGGAGCTAATAAGTTTCGGTGCAATATTTGTTTATGCTGTTTGGAAGGAAAAAATCTATCTGGCAGCATTTATGATTGGATACATGGTATTCAACGTATTAATCTTGAGTATCCCTTTTTGGATATTTATGCCTGATGATTTCCAGATAGCAATAGGACATAATCCCGAGTGGGAAAGCATGATAAAGTTCTTATATGTATTTTTGGGGATGTTGAATTATATCTGGGAGATTCTTGCAATTATGACAATCAGAGCATTGAAGAAGCACTTAGAACAGAAAACAGTGAAAATATCACATAAAAGGGTGTATACCAGATCATACACTGTATAAAATAGTAGACATATTCTCCAATACCGTATACAATAGTAGACATGTTAAAGACAATTGTATTGTATAGGTACGATTTAAAGGCAGATTATTCCTAATTCTAGGAGTGATGTGCCTTTTTTTATTGGAGGATTTATGCCTTTATTTGAATCTTTTTTAGAGAGTGTAGCATCAAGAGGCCTTGCAACAGGACAGGCTACAGCTAACGCACCAAGATCAACCTTTGGTCAAGTTGTAGAAAGAAAAGCCGGGGCAGCAGCTTCAAAAATATTAAACAAACCTAAGAAGAAAGGTGCAATAACTTATTCTCTGACAGATGGAAAACTCTCTGGTTCTGGAGAAAACTTTAATGGAACATTTACAAGTGGAGATCTTGATAAATTCACTGATGAACAGTTTGATGATGTTGCGTCACAGTTAGGCGTTGAAGGCGCAGACCCCCTTGCAAGACGCAGAGCTGTTCTGGATGCTATTAAAGGTTCAAGATCAGATACAGGCTTTTATGGTGATTATCAAGCCAGATCCGCTGCCGCAGTTGAAACCAGGAAAGCAGAAGAAGAAGCTGCACTTACAAAGAAGAATGCAGAAAGAAGACAAGAGCTATTGGATAAGTTTGCAAAAGAAAATGCAGAACGAGAAAGACGAATAGCAGCAAGAGCGGCGGCAGGTAACTAATGTCAGATAAGAAAGAGAAGGCAGTCAAAATTTTAAAGCAATTCACAGCTTTAAAAAATGAACGGTCTGGATGGGCTGCTAATGTTACAACTGCAATGAACCTGGTACTTCCTCAAAGATCCAAGATGGATGTTACCACAGGAACTAAATCATATAATATTTCCGATGACAGACAGGATGCAACAGCAACAACTTCTCTACAGCTCATGGCGAATGGACTCCTGGGTAATGTAGCTTCGCAAAATGCAGTATGGTTTGACCTGGCATTGGATAAGTTAAAAGCTGAAGACGATTACAATGTTAAAGTTTGGATGGATGAAGTCAAAAACACTTTTTATAAGCTGTTCAGTAAAAGCTCTTTCTACCAAGGCGCATGGCAGGTATACCAGGACGGAGGAGGCTCTGGACTTGGTGTTATGTATGTCGGGGAGAATCTTGAGAAGGAAAGCATAGATTTTGTACCTTACAGCCCTGCTGGTGTCTATATTGAGATTAATGACCGGGGAGTTGTGGATACGTTATTCTACGAAACCACGATGTCAGCCAGGTCTATTATTGAAAGATACGGAGAAAAGGAACTTAAAAAGAATTTTCTGGAATCCGCAAAGAAGAATCCATACACACGGTTTGTAGTTATTAAAGCCTGTTTTTCCCGGAAGGACCGCGATATCCAGAAAATAGACGGTCCTAATAAACCTTTCGCATCAATACATATTCTAAAGAATGACAGTGTTATTCTGAGAGATTCAGGGTTTGATTCATTCCCTTATGCAATATGGCGTTATGAACATGCTTCTGAGACTGTTTATCCATGGTCACCTACTTTGACAGGGTATCCAGATATCAGAAGATTGAACGCAGTCAGCAAATCAACTACCAGGCTTGCACAACTTATCGGTGAACCTCCTATGGCTATACCGGCTGAAATGTATGATGACTTTGAGCTTAAACCAAGATTTAAAGTTAAGGCTTACAATATGAATCGATTACCTGTTGCCTTGAATATGGGGCAGGGATATCCAGTAGATATAGACCGCGAGAAGCATTACCAGGATATAGTCAAAGAACATTATTTCACAAACTTCTTTCTTTCAATGTCTGCAGCAGTAGGCCAGAAACTCACAGCAACTCAGGTTATTGAGATGCAGGGAGAGAAAGCAACTGTCATAGGTGGCATGGTTTCCCGGCTTACACAGGAATTCTTTGATCCGTTATTTGACAGAATGTTTATGATAGCAGCCCGAAATAGATGGATACCAGATCCTCCTGAATCATTATTGGCCCAGGGTGGCGAAATATCAATTGATTACCTGGGAATCCTTCCAATGGCTCAGAAACGTATGCTTGAGCTTACCGGTCCTGTTAATGCCCTTCAGAACTTTTTACCGGTTGCACAGGCTTTTCCAGAGATGATGAATATGATTAAGCCGTATGAATTGGGTAAAACCTTACTTATTGGCGGTGGTATGCCTCATTCGATCATGAGAGATAAAGACGAGTATGAGCAGATCACACAGCAACAGAAACAGCAAGCACAGGAAGCCCTGCAAGCAGAACAGCAGAACAAAGAAGCTGATTCTCTTAATAAGGGTGCAAAGGCTCCAGAGAAAGGCAGCCCCAGCGAATTAGTATTGGAAGGAATGAAGAATGGAGGACAATAATCGAGATGTTTACAGAAAAGTTTTTCTCTCCGAAGAGGGAAGAAAAGTTTTGATGCACATATTGAATGATCTTGGTTTTTTTCAGACGGAAGAAGTCTCTGAAGAGATAGTTGTTTTACAGAGTTATGCGAAAACACTTCTTGAAAGAATGGGAATCTGGCGTGAGCATAATGCAAAACGCATTACTGACGCCTTATTAAATATGCCTTACATGGAGAAGGAGATTAAGAATGGTTGATTTTTCAGTAGCATTAAAAGCAGTAAAAAATGGTGAAAAGATTTGTCGTTCAGGATGGAATGGCAAGGGTATGTTTGTTGTATATCAGAAAGGTTACCCTGAAGGAATCCCTTGTAATAAAAATACAGCAGAAGCCTGGGGCATGAAAGAGGGGGATTTATTTAAGTGTGAACCTTATTTGCAGATTCAAATGGTAAATGGTTCACATTCTATGTGGGTTCCTTCTGTGAATGATGTCCTTTCTGAAGATTGGATGGTAATAGCAGAATAAAATATATTGAGTATTATTAAGGAGATTAAGAATGAAGACTGAAGGAAAAGATGATTTAGTTGTCAACCTTTTGGAAGATGACTATTCCAGCTTGAACAACAGCAAGTTTAAGAACATGGATTTACAATGGTTCGCAGACCCAGATCCCGGAGAGGGTGATCCCAATCCCGGCGAAGGAGATCCAGAGCCAACAGGACTGTCAGGTTTATGGGCAGGAGCCACAGCAGAGCAGAGGGAAACGAATGGAGAGATCATGAAGGGATTTTCAAAACTCCCTGAACTATTCGATTCATACATGGACCTTAAATCAAAAGCTGAAAATGGCATTGTCAAACCTGGAGAGGGAGCCACCGAGGATGAAGTGGCTGTATATAAAGAATCACTCGGCATACCTGCAAAAGCTGAAGATTATGAGCTGGACAGTTTACCGGAGGGATTTGCTAAAGATGAAGCATTAGAAAATTGGTTCAGGCAGACTGCGCTATCTTCGGATATGTCTGCAGAACAGGCCAAGGGAGTATACAAGGCTTGGAATCAATTAGTTGTTGACCGGACTGCCGCTATTGCCACAGAACGGGCTGAAGGCGTTAAAAAGGTTGAAACAGAGCTTCGGAAAGAGTACGGAGATGAATATGATAAGAATGTGGCAATGGCTAAACGTATCATGTTCTTGGGTGGTGGAGAACTTACTGACTACCTGGAAGAAACCGGACTCGGTAATGATCCCCGGATAACACGAGTAATGGTAGGATTAGGTAGAATGATATCAGAGGATTCTCTGGATAGTATTCACGATCCCCGCGGAGAGCCAGTTAAGAAATCCCAAGCAGAGATTATGTACGGGAAAAAAACGGAGTAATTAATGGCTAATCCAACGTATTTGGACTTTGCAAGGACATTAGATCCTGAGAACAAAGTTGCAACGATCATCGAAATGATGAACGAAACAAACGAAATTATTGACGATATGGCAGCAAGGGAAGGTAATCTTCTTACCGGACATAAAACTGTTGTTCGTACCGGACTTCCTTCTGTAACATGGAGACTGTTGAACTATGGTGTTCAGCCCAGTAAGTCTCAGAGCAAACCAGTCACCGATACAGTTGGTGAATTGGCGGGTTATGCAGAAGTTGACAAGGAACTGGCTGATCTTAACGGTAATACCGAAGAGTTCAGACTGTCTGAAGATAAATCTTTCATGGAATCCATGAATCAGGAAATGGCTGAAACATTGTTTTATGGCAATGTAGCTGTAGATCCTGAAAAGTTTACCGGTCTTTCTCCCAGGTATTCTGTAAAGAGTACTAATGATCAGGAATCCGGATACAATATTATTGATGCTGGTGGTACCGGTACTGATAATACTTCAATCTGGCTTGTTTGCTGGGGTGATAATGTTCACGGTATCTATCCAAAGGGTAGTGTAGGTGGATTTGTGCATGAAGATAAAGGTCAGCAGACTCTTGAGGATGCAGCCGGTGGTCTTTATGAAGGTTACAGATCGCATTACCAGTGGAAGAACGGCTTGACTGTTCGAGACTGGAGATATGCAATCCGTATAGCTAATATTGACTGGTCAGCAACAATTACTGATACTTCAGCTCCGGACCTTGTTAAGTTTATGATTGATGCCCTGGAACAGATCCCAAATCTGTCAGCTGGTCGCCCTGCTTTCTACATGAGACGGGAAATCAGAACGGCATTAAGACATCAGATCAGAACTGATAGCAATGTCAATCTGACTGTAGACAATGTGGCAGGAAAACGAGTCGTAATGTTCGATGAGGTTCCTGTTCGTAGAGTAGACCAGCTTCTTAATTCTGAAGCTCGTGTAGTGTAAAGGAGGACACACTATGATAATTGATAAATCTTTAATTATGTCTGATGACCAGGCTGTAACCGTTGACGCTGCAAGTGCTGTTGTAATTGATAACATCAAACCCGGCGGCATGTATGACAATCTCTGGCTGTTTTTAAAAGTTGGACCTGCTGATTTTGGAGCTACGGTTTCAATTGATGTTAGCTTCCAGACTTCTGATGACAACTTCAATGCTGATACAACCACACTGTTTACTAAGAATTTTGTGCTTGCAGAGATGACAGCCAATGCAGTACTGATGAAAATCAGAGTACCCCTGGGAGTTAAAAGGTATCTCCGGATGTATTACGATGTTAATACAAGTGCAGACGCAGGAGCATTTTATGCAGCTCTTGTTCCGGACGTCGAAGAACATATTGCGGTAAGCTAAAGGAGTAAGTAACAATGGCAGCACCGAAGAAACCAACCGGGAATAAACCCCCGGTTGAAAAAGCCAAAGCACCAAAGGGTTACATTGTAGCTGATGGTGGAGTGTATATTTGCATGAAGAAATGTACCTATGGAATCCAGATGTATCGGGATAAAAACGATGTTGGTGGACCCAGTAAATTGAAGGTTCCAAAGGGAACGCTTATTCCTCATCATTTCAAAAAGGCTAAAGTACAGCCCGAAGATGATGATGATTAGAAGAAAGAATTGATTAGGGTGGTACCATGGGTGGTACCACCCCTTTTAAGAGGTAATTATGGCAATTGTAGATGTTTATAACAAAGCATTGCGGAGGCTGGGAGCAAAGCCGCTTACAACAGTGACGACTCCCGCAGGGAAAGAAGCCGATCTATGCAATGAATTCTTCCAGCAAACTCTGGATGAATTGATTGATAGCTTTAGTACGAATTATAATTGGAGCTTCGCAATTGCCAGGGATTCATTAACCGTTGATACCGGTGATAACTTTACACCCTTTGAATACAAGTTTGACTTAATCCTGGACCCGGTAGTAATGCGAGTCATTACCTTGATTGATGAAGCAGGGGAGACTTATGCAGATATGCCTGATTCTAAATACATTATTGAGGCTGGATTTTTGTATACAGACATAACACCATGCTCAATCAAATATCTTAAACAGTTTACAGATGTTGATGGACTTCCCGAATTATTTCTAATTCCTTTACACTTAAGGCTTGCAAGTAAAATTTGTATGTCTCTGACAAAGGATGCACAGTTATTCCAGATGATAGTTCAGGAATTCTCTATAGCATATGAAAACGCAAAACAGCGGGACGGTTCAACTTCCAGACAGGATGACCAGCCTAATATATGGTGGACTGATTAATGGCACAAAAACTTAATGTAATATTAAACAACTTTTCCAAAGGTGAATTCTCTGACAGGATAACTGGGCGTGTAGATATCCCTGGATATTATCAGGGATGTAAAACCATGGAAAACTTCGTCATGGTGGCTCAGGGTGGTGCAGAGGTGAGGCCCGGAACAGTTTATGTAGGGCAGCCAAAATACACAGATAAAAAATGTAGACTTATCCCTTTTGATGTCAATGACAGTGAGCAGTTTATCTTGGAAGTTGGAAATCTGTATCTCCGAGTATGGAAGAACGATGTTCTGTTGACTACTATTTACGGCGGTGGAGCTGAGTTTCTTACTTCATATCTAGAAGCAGATCTGTTTGAAATACAGTATGTCCAAACAGAAGGAGTGATGTATTTTACACATATCGGCTATGATGTAGCAAAAATCAGTTATGACGGAACTACCTGGTTGTGGGACGCAACTGTTACTTTCACAGATTCTCCATGGTCCGCACCGGGAGAATACCCTGCTGCATGTGCTTTTCAAGATCAAAGGCTTGTACTTGGTGGTAGTGAAAAACAACCTCAGACAATATGGGGCTCTGTTATTGGCAGTTATGAGGACATGACTCAAGATCCAACCTTATCCGCGGCTGCTTATGCTTTTACTTTAGCTACGGATAAATCTTCTCAGGTTAGATGGTTGCTGGATAAGGATATTCTTTTAGTAGGTGCGAAGACTTCAGAGCTCCTGTTTATGCAGGGAGTATCCGCAGGGAATATTCAGGTATTCAGGCAATCAGCTTATGGATCAGCTGCTATAAATGCGGTAGCAATATCTGATGCTGTTATTTTCCTCCAGAGAGGAAGACGGAAACTGAGAGAATTTGTTTATTCAAATGATAATCAAACCTATCAGGCTCCGGATCTTACATTCTTTGCTGATCATATTTCAGAGAGTGGTATAGTTGAATATGACTATCAACAGGCTCCGGACCCTATCTTATGGTGTGTACGTGATGATGGTGTTTTAGTCGGAATGACATATGATAGAATTATGGGTGTTGCTGGCTGGCATAGACATATTACAGACGGAGAGTTTGAAAGTGTTGCCGTTCTTCCCGGTCAGGATGGAGAAGATCAGGTTTATTTTACTATAAAGCGAAATATTCAAGGATCAGATATTCGGTATATCGAGAAGTTTAATAAAAGAGACTTTGGAGTACTTGCCCAGGCTGTATTCAATGATGCTTCATATACAAAAGTAGGTGTTGGATTAACTGAAATAGATGGACTAGATCACCTTGAAGGTGAAGTTGTTTCAATATTGGCAGATGGAGTTGTCCAAACACAGCAGACAGTTTCAGGTGGGAAAGTACCTATTACCGGAACAGCAACAACAATTACAGCAGGACTTCCTTTTATTGGAACCTTAACACCAGTAAGCATAGAGATTCCTGGTAGTTCAACCATGGGATCAACCAGGAATATTGGGAAAGCTCTTTTAAGGCTTTATAATTCTCAAGGTGGACGAGTTGGGGTAGATGATAAATATGTTGATATCAATTATGAAGGTGAAACAGATCTTTTTACTGGTGATAAAGATAATGCTATAGATGCTAATTTCAGCGAAAAGCAGGAAATTACTATTATTCAGAATGATCCTCTTCCTTTAACAGTATTGGCAATGGTTGTGGAGATGACCTTTAACAGATGAGAAAGATAAATATAATGGTTGTGGATCAGGAAGAAACCTCACCGGAAGTTGATTTTCCAATGATGGAAGGAATCCACAGGGATTTATTTAAAGGTTATTTTGAGCATAAGATCATTTTTTACGCAGGGATTGAGAATATTATTCCGGGTGTCGGGGAGATATGGATATTATTCAAGGAGCCAGCAATAGAATGGCCTGGAGCGTTTAACGCAATAAAGAGGTTATTTGATATGGTATTTAATGATTATCCTTATCACAGACTCCAATCACATGTAATTGTTGATTCTGTTTCAGTTGGATTTAATAAGCATCTTGGGATGGAGATTGAAGGAACAATGAGAAAATATGCTTATGGGAAAGATTATCATATAATGGCGAGGGTATCATAATGGCTAAATACAGAAAGAAACCGATAGTGGTTGAAGCTATAATTTTTGATGGTGATAATTACAAAGAGTGCAGGGAGTTTATTGAGGGTAACTATGATAATAAATTAAAGTATCCTAATATAATAACATCCGAAGGTATTATGGAAGTGAGCCCTGGTGACTATATAATCAAAGAACCATTTGATAAGGAAAGAAAGTTTTATCCACGTAAGCCTCATATATTCAAAAAAACATACGATATGGTGGAGGCATCATAATGGCTACAGGTATATTAATAGCAGGAGCAGTAATAAGTGGAGTATCTGCAATAGCAGGTGGTATTTCGGCAAAAAAACAAGCTGAATCTCAAGCAGACATTACAGAACAACAAGGAGCTTTTGCTAAAGCTTCAGCTCTTGATCAAGCGGAACGGTTTAGAGAACAAGGTGAATCATTCCTTTCAGGTCAAAGGGTGGGTTTTGCTTCTGCAGGTGTACAGCTTGATACTGGTAGCCCTTTGGCAGTAATGAAAAAGAGTGAAGAAAATCTTGAACAGGATGTGAAAAGGATACAGGAAGCTGGAGAAAATGCAGCAACACTGGCAGGGAATCAAGCTGCAGCCTTTAGAAAACAAGGTCAAGGTGCGTTTCTTGGAGGTATTTTGGGTGGAGGTTCAACATTCTTGACCGGATTTGGCAATAGTGGATTCTTCAAACAATAAGGAGCTGGCATGGCTAAGATAAATGTATTGCAAAAACGGGTAGGATTACCTAATCCTGTTACAGGTGTTGTAGCTCCTCAGAGTCAATTGCCAGCTGCCATAGGTCAGTTTGCACAGGCAGCTGCCGGTGTTGCTGGTAAGTTTGCGCAGCAGTATGAACAGGCTAAATATACATCAGGCAAAACAGATACAGAAACGGCAATTAAAAGGGAAGCTAATTTATATTTTGAATCACTTAAAGAAACTCCAGTTGTTCAGAAAGAGGGTGAGGATTTTGTACGAGCACAAGAAAGAAGCTGGAACGATTTTTCCGAAAAGATCCAGAATGACATAATAGGAAAAATAGATAATAAACAACTCCAGGAAGATATGTCTTCATGGTGGCAGGGTGCTTCCGAAGATCAGCGCAGCTCAGTTGTTAACAGGGCCATAGATGAAGATATCGTTGTCATGGGTAATAACATGGTTGACAGCATTGAGTTTATGACACAGCAGGGAAATTTTGCAACTGCAAAGGGATATATAGAAGAAGGGCAAGTCACAGGATTGTTTGACCGGAGCAAGGTTGATGCTCTTACTGGATACGTAGACCAGCAAAAAGCACTTGCAGAAGCTCAATCACTACCTTTTGAGGAATCTATTCAATTCACAAGAGAACAGGGAAATTTGACCACAGAACAGAGAAATGAGAATATCAGGGTACTTGAAGCCAACAGAGAAGCAGCAATATTAAAAGAGGCTGAAACTGTAAAAGCCAGGGATGAAAATCTTGTTAAGGCTGCAGGTAATCAGATATTTACAGGGCAGTACAATACTATTGAAGAACTAAATCAACAGCTCGTTTCCGGACAGCTTTCAGTATTATCAGGGGATGACCAGGAAGATTTAAGGAGAGACTGGTATTTCTATGATGGTAAACGGAAACAGGGATTAAATGATGACAGACCGGATAAATCAGATACTTCAGCACAGCTTGATATAGAAAATCTTTCTGTTACAGGGACAGCTACAGAGTTTTCAAACGCTCTGAGAAAATACAGAGATGAAGATAAGCTTTCTTTTAATGATTATACGAAGTATTCAGCATTACTTTTTGAAAAGAGAAAAGCTGGAACCACTGTATTCAATCCAGTTGTTCAGGGAGTGATTGAACGGATAAACGATCTTGATCCTAAAATATATACTGATGCAGATAAACTGGCATTGGAACAGAATTTTGTTCAATATGCGGAGTCGGATGCATTGGGAGCTATTAGACCGGATAATCAGAATCTTCAGGATACAGATGCTTTAAATAAATGGCTTGATAATCAGATAACAGAAAAAGGTAATATAAAGTTTGATGAATCTATTAGACAAATATACGGGAGTCAAGCAAAGTATTTCAAAGATGTCCGGAGTATAAGCGGTTATGAAGAACTGGCAATAGAAGCAGAGGCCGGCAGGTTGATTGGAATAGTGCAACCTGAAAAGCTTAATACATATTTCTCAGATCCTACTCCTTCCACAGCAGCAGACCTGCAGGAATCTCTTTCCAGAAATGCTTATGGTAGATCTTATGAGAAATTAAATAGTGCACAACAGAGTAATATTGACAGGAATCTTGATGTTGTAGCTTTTACAGAATCAGGGAAGCAGCTTGCAGTAAAAGAACTTGGAATGAATGCAGCAAATATGAGAATTGTGATGCACAGAGATGGATATCCGATGTATCAGAATGAGAATAATGAATTGTTTTCACTTAGGATGGAAAGTGCTGATAAAAAGATTCTTGGATGGTATAAGTATTTTGGTACTCGGAATGGTGAGGATGTATTTCATCTTTACCAGGCAGTTGAAGAACCAGAGAAGGGTCCGGGAATACTTGATAAAGTTATTGATTTCTTGACTCCAGAAGCAAAAACAGGAGGCTCACCTATACCCGATTTTGCAAATGCACCAGCTCTTATACCTATAAATGTCAACAGGCTTCCACGATCAGGGACAAACTAATGCCAGAACTTAAAGAACCATCAGTAAGATTAGACAGATCCGGAATACAGCCAGGGAACCAGCAGGAGAGAAACTTTCTTCTTCCTGAAGGTTCAACAGTAGTATTTGATCCAGCAGCTCCTATTGATCCAGTTCCCCTGCAGAAAACTATGCCTCCAGGTTCAACTGTTATTTTTGACGGTGGAGAGATCCAAAGTCAAAATGATGCAGCGCAGATTGTACTGGATTCTATTTCAGCAGATCCCGGTGGGGCTGGTAGCAGGCTTGCTACAGCGGAACTTTTCTCACAGATTTACGGGATACCGGTTGCAGAAATATATAAGAATCATGATTATTTTACAGAAAAATATCTGGGAGTCAAAACAGCTCCATCCACGAGCAATTTAAAGACTATTCAGGAATCATGGTCCAGGGCAAATCTTGAAATGGACCAGGCTGAAATAGGATTTCAGCTAATGCTTGACCCCTACAATGAAGATTTAATGGCGCAAATAGAAGCCATTGAAGACCAAAAACCTGCATATGATCCTTTTGAATATGGTTTTGTTACGCAGATGTTCAGTGATGCAGCTGGAATACTTCCCTTTACAATGGAGATAATGAACGCAGGCATGGGTGCAGCAATCCCGGCGGGAGCAGCAGCGGGGGGAATTGCGGCAGCATTAGGACAGGCAGGACCGCAGGTTTTAATTCCTGAAGAGGTTGTAACGGTTCCCACGGCAGCGTTCGCGGCAGGAGTAGCGGCTTTTAAATGGGGATCTTCTGTTAAAACCATGGAAATAACCAGCGGTGGAATATTTCTGGATACATGGAGATCAGAAGATAAAGACGGGAACCGGACACCTTACCCGTATGCAGTAGCAGGAGCCCTAATAGGCGGCCTTGCATCATCAGCCCTTGAAAGACTCAGTTTGGATGTTCTGATAACTGGTAACTCTTTTCTTGGTAAAGCTGTCGAGAAGGCCAGTTCAGCAGCTCTCAGGAAGCTACAGGTAACAGGCGCAGTTACAAATACAGCAATCAGGTTTGGTTCAAAGTATGCCGGCAATGTTTCAACAGAGATAATCCAGGAGTTTATGCAGGAAAATATAGAAATGTATTCTTCTGAAGTCTCAAAGGCAATGAGTAACCAGATTACAGGCTCACAGCTTCCCCTGGCAACACAGGAAGATTATCTTCGAATGTGGGAAGATATTATTTCAAAAACCTTTAATGCACAGTTACTTATTTCTTTACCCGGTACAATCAGATCTTCTGTACAGCAGGGGATTGATGAGTTTAATACCGAGAAGAAAAAGCAGGGAGTGGAACCACAAAAAACCACAGCAGATACCATTGCGGAATTCCGTGATGAAGACTTTGACCAGACTCTTCAGATAATGCTGGATGAAGAAAAAGCCAAGACTGTTGATAAGGCGAAAATAGATGTAACTGCAACAACTGTGACCGCTAAGAATATTGAAGGCGAACAAATAGGAGCTGTTAAGTACACAACTTCTTCAGATGAGATCCTGGTGAACAGTGTAACTATTGAAGATTCCAGGGCAGCATTACAGGCTATTTCAGAGTTACAGGAAACTTACCCCGGGAAGAAACTGACTTTTACAAATAAAACAGATCAATTAGAAGTTGTCCGGAGATCAGTTGAGGATTTGGATGTTAATGTCAGGAAGATTAATGCACAGCTTGATATTTTCCAGAGTGACCTTGCAACAGCCCTGCAGCATGAAGAAGATGTAAAGGCGCAGATAACAGCATTGAAAGAGAATCCTGAAAGTACCCAGGAGCAGATTGATACCCTGAATAATGACCTGCAGCAGACCAGGGAAGATATCCAGATCCGCAGGGAAGGAATTGCAGATCTGGAAGCAGGTAAGGAGACTTTCCGAGTAGAGACTGAAAAACCTTTCAAGATGACTCCAGAAGAGTTCCAGGCCCGGATAGCAGAACCGGAAGCAGCAAGGGATGAGTTTATAAATACACCAGAAGGACAGATATTCAGGACAAAAGTTAAGACAGCTTTACCCCAATTTACGGACAAAGAAGTGCAATCTTCTATAGCACTGATAGAAATCAGAGCAAACAAGTTGGGGATTACTCCCCAGGAATGGATTGACCAGAACTTCGCACCGGAAGTATTTGCACCAAGAGGGAGCCTGGAAGGACTTCTTGGACAGGGCAAAACGGGCAGGGCAGCTGTACATTTTGAAGACGGAAAAGCAATCTTTCATGCAACAGAGAAGACAGACTTTTCCTCATGGGTACACGAGCTTGGGCATATCTTCCGGAAAGAACTGACCGCGGAAGAATTAACGACTGCAACAACATGGGCAGAGCTCCAATCAGGTGATACTGCAACGAACGGTGTTTGGACTGTTAAGATGGAAGAAGCTTTTGCAGAAGGTTTTGAGGATTATATCTGGAATGGTGATACTCAACATGAAGAGATGAAGAGTATCTTCCAGCAGTTCGCGGAATTTCTTAAAAGTATCTATGACGGTATCCGGAAGATCAAAACATTATCTCCAGAGATTATTGGAGTATTTGATAATCTATTCTCAGATGAACGAATGACACAGTTCCAAGAAGGTACAGCGGAAGCAGTTGATCCTCAGACTTTAGCACAGCCGGCACAATTATCAGAAGTTGAAAGGGAAGAAAAAGAATCACAACTAAGAGAAAAAGCTAAAGAGTATGAATCTCCAGAAAAATTTGCACAGGCCTTTTACAGAGAAGACTGGAGTGATGAAATTGCTTTCGGATATGTTAATGGATTTCAGAAAGTAGATCCAGAAATATTAAAGATAAAATGGGACGATGATTTAGAGAATGCGCATATTTTAAAAGGTGATATTGATGATATGCCCCCTATTGATGTTATTTATGAGAAAGGGGATTTGTACGTAGATGATGGACAT